GGTCAGACCAGCAGCAGGTGTCATCAGACCAGATGTACGTGGTGTGTGAACCAAGAGTGCGTTCTTACCACCGATGAAAGCGTTAGCTTCTGCAAGACCTTCAGCAGCACCGTTCTTCACAGCTTCCATGACGTAGAAGTTCTCTACCTCAAAGATTTCAGCCAGCTTGGCATCTGTGATGAGTGCTGTGTTAGTAACAGTAGCACCACCGTTCAAACGTGCAAGCACATCTGGGTGGTTGATGAGGATGTCACGAACTTCCTTACCGATAACCATTGTGTTTGGCTTGAAGCCACCAGACTTAAGCTGCATGGTACGACGAGCAGTAGTCACATCAGTGATTGGTGTGGAGTTTGTGTAGTCAGACCACAGGTTAGATGGAGTAGCGTCTGTACCCCAGATACCAGCAGCGAAGAAGGAAGAAGCAAACTGCTCTTCACGCTCAATCAGAACACGGTTGACAAGTGTCTGTGCGCCAGCAGCACGGATTTCCAACATTGCATCTTCGTTAGCAAGTGTCTGCTCATCGAAGTCCATGCCGAGGCCATATACGTCAGCATAGTAGCTGTCGTTGGACAACTGCAAACCAATACGGTTTACTTCTGTGCGTGGAGCAAGTTTCTTAACGTCACCAGAGCGGTTCATGTTCGCACGGTCATAGATGTAGTACTTGTCAGACTGACGCTGAACGCCTACAACTGGGAAAACCTTGTCAGCAACAAAGTTAGTTTGTTCTTGTACATACGCAAGTGTCAAGTTCGACAGTGGTGCGTCGATATGTACGTTAGATGGTGTCAAAAGAGGCATTATAATATTCCTTTAAATGCTTTGTTATTAGGGTTAGGCTACGATGTTACCGCCTTGGATAAGCTCAATAGCGATGATTTGACCATCGACACCAGCTTCCTTGGCATAACCCATAACAACATCACCAGCAGCGGCTGTGAGTGCATCACCAGCAGCGTCTGTTTGAACAGCGTCACCAGCAGCAATAGTGCCACCAGCAGTTACCATAACTTTACCCGATACGCAGATAGTAGTTGCGTTACCAGCAGCAGCGCCAGCCAAGCATACACCGTAAGCCTGTTCACCAGCAGCGCCAGCAACAGTAACAGCGCCACCAGCGTCGAGAGTTACGAATTTAAATTGAGTAGTACCACCAACACCAGCGATTTCGGTGCGGTTATCACGAGATTGCATAACAGCCATTGTTATTCCCCTTTGTAGGATTTATTGATGAGTGCTTTACCAGCATCGGTCTTTGCTACAGCAGCATAAGCCTTGGCAAATTCACTCTTTTTCAGTTGGTTTTCGTCCATGTAGGACTTCACGAGAGCATCTAGCTTGTCGGCAGAGGTAGCGAACTCGCCGTCTACGTCAGACTTACCAAATTCTTGCATGGCTGCTTCAAAAGCTGCATCAGCGGCCTTAAGAGCTTCCATAATTGCTTCATCTTCGTAGAATTTAGCTACGAGAGACTTGGCTACATCAGTTGCAAAGTGTGGGAGTGTTTCACCAGCACGTTTGGTCAACTCAATGTCAGCCTTTTCGATTTCATGTTCACGCTTGGCTACATCAGCAGCTTCAAGTGCTTTAAGAACTGGGGCGGGGATGTCAGACTTAACGACCATCTCGCCTTCGATGTCCATCATCTCGACTTCAGCTTTCTTTTCGATTGCTTCAGCAGTAATAACGAAACCTGCGTCGATAAGACCCTTACGGAGCTTCTCATTCTCAGCAGTAAAACGAGCGATGTCAGCCTTAAGGGCTTCAATGTCGATAAGTTCTGCTTCTACAGGTGCAATCTCTTCAGCGGCCTTCTCAGTAGCCACATCTTCGACTTGCTCAATTTCAGCTACTGGAGCTTCCATTTCTTCTTCATTCATTTTAGTAGTTTCCTCATCGGTATTGTCACGCTTAAAGAGACTAACCATTGCCTGAGCATTGGCTGGACGATCCACGAGGGAAAGTTCTTCAAGGTGCAAGTTTTTTAGGAGATTAGGCAAGTTAGATTTCCTCCTTCATAGCACGTCCACCTATAGAGAACGCAGCGAGTTCGCCAGACTTGACCATATCCCAGACTGCATCATCGAATACTTTGTATGCGACAACCCATCCTTCACGGTCAGACTGGATTCCAAGAGCATCACCAATTTCTTTGGTAATAGGGAGGGAGTGTACTACGACACCGACCTGATCCCCAGTATGCATGGCCTTGCCGACCCGCACATGCTCCATAAATTCGTTAACAGCTTTCACAAGAGTGTCAGCTTCGATAACATCCCCTTGGCGGTCAATAACAGGTTCACCTTTTTCGGTTACTACTGATGCCCAACCATAGACCATACGTTGTTCGTCGTCGGTCTTGAGGATTTTACCTTCGATGTTTGTTTTTGTCATTTTCTTACCTATCACTTCAGCTACGATAGCCCTGAGAGCCTCTATACGATCCATAGGAGCATCTTCTTGCTCTTCAGGCTCCTGACCCCCTTCAATGCCACCTAATTGCTCGTAATAGGCGATATAGGCGTCTTCGGAGGATGCTGGCATATAGACAGCTTGTTCGTTATAGTCAGAGACGTGAATGTCGCCATTAAGACCCATGTCCATGCTACGAGAACGAGCTTCTTCTGCGGTAGTAAAGATGTCGTTGGCGTATTGTGCTTTAAGAACTAAGTTCATTATGGTTCACCCGTTACTGTATTCTTGCAGAGGACACCTTCACCAAAGACGCTGATGTACTGTTGACCTGCACTACCCCGTAGTTGGAACTCAATGTCAGTCTTCTCGTTGTAACGAAAAGGTATCTGTCGGTTAATGTGCATAGTTTCTAAAAAGGAGGTCTCAGCCACCCTTAGTTTAACGCCACTCTCTAAACAGACTAAGTTCCTAAAAAAGATTTGCCTGTTGTTCTGGGCAGCAGTTGCACAGAAAGCATCAATACGCATTAGATAAAAACTGTATCCAGCGGGGACTGTAAAGATAGACGCTTGGTTTTTGCCCTCACCACCACGTACCTTGGCGTAGGTTACACCTCCGTTAGAGACGACAATATCATTAAGGGCGTTACCTGATGCTGTGACGACATCGTTGATACGGAAGAACTGTAGAGCTGTCGTAGGGGGAACTGCGGAGTTTAGAGTAACATTCTCCGCAATTATGTTGTAGTTTATATCAAGCCCAATAATACGGATAACTACACCATTGTCAGTTACGTTTGACGTAACGGTCATTGTCAAGCCTGTAGTAGGCTGTGTATATGCTGTATTGTTCTCCCAAAGGGGGATGAAACTTGTTCCTACGTTAGCGTTGTAACCAAAGATGTTACGAGGTTCGTAATCGTTAGATTCACCCTTGGCTATAGCTAGGGGATCATGCTCATAGAGATGCCTAGTCCAAGTAGTCATTAGTTCAACTCTCGAATTACAGACACAACCAAGCTACCCGTGTTAGGGAAGGTCTCAATAGAAGCATCAGCGTAGGTAACTTGAAACTCTACGTAGTAAGTACCAACAGTGTCGGTATCGCCAGTCTGCCAATCGTATTGAACGACACCACCCTCAGCATCTGTGATAGTCATTGTCTCGTCAATCTTAACGACACCATCTAAGGACTTCATGTGGAACTTGACTGTAGCAGAAGTAATATCTACAGGTACAAGTTGTGCATCTTTTAGGGTAGCTTGTAGAGAGGGAGATGTATCATTTTGCTTGATATTGAAAGCCATTCTAAGCTGCCTTATTCTGATTGCCACTCGTTGTAGCTACGTTATTGTTGTAAGACACCATAGCCGAGTTATATGTCTCAGCTAGTGTTACACTGTTAAGGGAGTTACCTGTAACTGACACAACCCTACGCTTACTTGCGTTGATAGATAGCTCACCTACAACAGGTTGACCCGTAGTGATGTCGTTACCCAACAGGATGAACGTGACGACCATCGTACTGGCTTGTACATCAGGTTGACCTGTAGTAATATTATCAACCGTTATATCGTGAACCTGAGCTACTGTAGCCTCAGAGACACTAGACTGGCCTGTGGTGATACTGTCGCCATCAAGGTTAACAATGGCCACAACATCAGCAGAACCCACTGTAGGGGGAGCTGTGGTGATGTTAGCTGCTGTGAGTACCTGAGCTTCAGCTACACTAGGAGAACCAACTGTGGGTTGACCTGTAGTGATGTTAGCGAGAATTAGGGATTGGTCTTGCGTAATATTCGGAGAGCCAAGAACAGGCTGACCTGTAGATATAGAGGCAGGGGCGAAGTTATAGATCGTGCCAATGTCAGCAGAACCGAGTGTGGGCTGGTCCGTGACAATATCGACAGGGTTAAGAACCTGCGCCTGAGATGCCGTTGGGTTGCCAAGGTCAGGTGCCCCCGTGCTGATACCTGTCAGGCTTAGGTCTTGATCCTGAGCAATGTCAGCAGAGCCAGCAGAAGGGATACCAGAGACGATAGGGTCAGCGTTGAGCGTCTCCTGTTCCGACATTGTTATTGAAGCAACAGAAGGCTGTCCTGTAGTCACTGCTACAGGAGACAGAACGTGGCCTTGCGCAATGCTGGATGTGCCAACAGCAGGCTGGCCTGTCACAATGCCGACAAGGCTTAGGTCGTGGTCCTGTGCTACATCAGCAGAACCAACGATAGGCGAACCTGCGGTAATGTCATCGGCACTGATTGCTGTCGTCAGGGTGACCGTAGGCGAACCGACAACAGGCGATCCTGTCGTGATAGCCGTTGGTGCTAGGTCGTGGTCCTCAACCAGTGTTGACGACTGAACAACAGGCGATCCTGTCGTCAAACCATCAGCAGCTAGGTCATGGTCTTGGGCAATGCTAGAGGAACCAACCGTAGGCTGGCTTGTGGTAATACTCACACCATTTAGGATGTGAATAACTTCTGCTATCGCCCCATCATCTCCGAGAGGTGCAGAGGCGAGTGGGGAAAATCCTAGCATATCTTACCTCAAGGTTTAGTGGGCCAGATGACCGAGTAGGGGAAACCCTCTTGGGCCATTATACTGCAACGCTCCCTGCCATGTCTTCCTGCGTCATTACCCAAGCGTAGCACTTGTCGAGGAAGTTACCCCCAGCCTGCGCCTCAACTTCAGCCAAGTCAGCGTGGTAGCGGCGGAAGTCTACCTCACGAGTGTCATCGTCAGGTGTAGCTGTAGCATAGCCAGCCACATCAATCATCACGGTGAACTTAGGGCCACCCTCACGCATACGGGATACCGCAGCAGTGACGATACGGAAGTAAGCGCCAGCGAAAGGTGTACCATACTGGCTGTTAGTCAGGTCGAGTTGAATAGCCATCGTGGCCTCCTTTAGTACGTCACTTCTGACGTGTTAATGGTGGCAACCCACCGAATGTTTGTAGCAGCAGCACCAGTGACTTCAATCTTGAGGCCACCGTTGGTTGTGTCTGCACTCAGAGCCATGCCCCAAGCTGGTGTATTGTCCAAGACAGTTGTAGCACTATTGACCAGCACTGTCGTCCCCGCCGATCCTTCCCTGCGGATCAAACCCTCAATCTTCCATGCTGCACATGCTGTGCCTGCCGAGGCTTGCTGACGGGCTACGATAGTGCCGTGGAAGGCGTAAGCAGAATTGTTGGGGAGGATGATTTGGTTATCTGCTGCCGCTGCATTGTTGCGTGAAGTAAGGGCTTCTGGCGTTGCGTCTGTGGTGTCCGAACGAAGGACAAAAATGCCTATCTGGGCATCCCCATTTGCCGAAAAGCGACCATTTGCGAAAGCAAACTTCCCATAAAGTGCAGACTTTGCGTTATTGCCAACAGCAACAGAAAACTGCCCTGTTGCTTCTGTCCCGTTTGCAGCGGAAGCATTTGATATTACCAGCGCCCTATTTGCTGAAGCTGTTCCGTAAGAACCAAACGCAGAGGAACTGCTACCAGAAGCAGTTGCACCGTAGCCGACAGCCATTGCGCTGCTACCAGATGCCACGGTGAGTGGGCCAATCGCAGTAGTCACTGCGTTTGACGCCTTTGCCCGAAAACCAAGGGCTGAAGTCCTTGTGTCAGAGGCACCATAAGCAGAGGTATTATCACCAATGCCAATAGCAGTGGCTTGTAGCCCAGAGGCATACGAAATGCCTATAGCAACAGCATTATCACCAGTAGCGACAGGCGCACTAGGACTAACAGGGTTCTCAGCATACAACTCCTGCGGTGCAGGAATATCCTCAGCAGCCGCTGTAACGTACACTACGGCACTGCCTGACAAGTTCAGCAGGGAACCAGTAGAACTCTCATCAAGTGTGCGTGTGAGGGTCGTACCTGTGGCTGTGTAGGTGCCTGTGCCGATCTCCCAATCTGTGCCGTCCTCAATGACGTAGCGCACCACATCCCCGTCAGCCACACCTGCACTAGCAAAGGTCTGATAGCCACTCTCAGCAGAACCAAGAGTGATTGTGCCTGTGCCTGTTGTGGCAGTGGCTACTTTAGCTCTGTTTACGAGAGTGACCATTTGTTAGCTAACCTTATGCAGGGTCTGGGATGCCGATTGCGACAGAAGACAGTGTGAAAGTGTTGCCTGAAGTGACGGCCTGAGAAGCTGTAAGAGAGCTTGTAGCAAGGAGACGAGAGTTTACTGTATCTACGATAGCGTAGTGAGTAGCTGTACCTGTGCCAGTGACTGAGCCATCTGTAATAGCAGCGACAACAACCTCACGGCCACCGCCTGAGCGATCCTGTGGAGCACCGATGGAAAGGCTTGTGCTGTCACCAAGTGCGTAGGTGACGTTAGCCTCTGTGAATGTTGTTGCCTCTTGTGAGGTAATTACGATTTTGTTAGCTTCTGTGTCGAGGACGGTCAAACCGTTGTCGAACACACGATCATTCAATGTTGCCATGATTATTCAGTTTCCTGTGTATTTTTTGTGTTTGTTTGACCGACTTCTGGGTCGTATTCTAGTTCTGCAATGTCCATAAGGTCTTTGATAACCTCTGGATGACTACTGACATCGATATTCGCACCGTTAAGGTTACGAAGGAAGGCAGCAATCTCACGAAGATCGTGGGGAGCTACATCACCAGCCTTAATGGTTGGCATCAGGTCATAGCTCAGACCGTTCAACTGCCAAAGACGTTCAACCAACTGTTTGTTGAGAACATCTACGATTGCTTGGATGTAACTCTCAAGCGCACGGAGGAACAGGTCTGTCTTCGACTTGGACAGGGCGTAGGAACCACCACTTGTACCAAGCAGAAGAAACTCAGAAAGAACAGAACGTGCAATGTCGTGCTGATACCTACTAACGATTGGGTTGATGTCGATATTACGCTTACCATTGGAAGCCATCAACTCAATATCAACTAGACGGACGTTAGTTGGCGCACCATCTTTATCTGGGTAGGTGTCAGAGGGCAGGATGATGTAACCCTGCTCGTTGAACTTAACGTCACGAAGGATTTGCTGTAGGTTTTGAACGAAGCCTGATTGTGCAGCGGAAGCATCACCTGAGAGATACTCAGCAGGGATACGAGCTACAGGGATACCAGCAAGCTCACGTTCTACTGCGATAGCCTCAATGGCCTGTAGGTTATTAAGATACTCATAAGAGGTATAAGCGTTACGCAGAATAGACCGACCCGAAGGATCACCATTAAGGCTTGTAGTACGATAGTAAAGTGACTTGTTGGTGGGGATGTAGTTGCTACCACCCATAATACCAACTGACTGCTCAATACCAAGTACGTCACCTGTCTTCTGGTCTACATCAAACTTGTTGATGGTCCAAGGGGCACGTGAGGCGATCTTACGGACACCAATACGACCATCAGTGAACTTAGAGTGCTTCTTAGGTGATCTTTCGGTAGGGCCAACACGGCGCTTGTACATAACCTCAAACCAACCGAAGCCATACGACAAATAACCAATGGCTTCTGCAATGTGGTCGTCAAGCGTATGGTCCATGTCATCAAGGACACTCTTAACAAAGTCAGCCTCAGACTGTGCTTCAGCACTATCGTTAGCTGGCTTTACGTCAAGTTCAACATCACGAAGGATTTGCTCAACGGAATACATGACAGCACCAACGGTACTATCATTGTCACGCATCTCACGATACTTACGGATGGCCTTCTTGCCACGAAGCTCAGGCAGAAATTCATCTGCACGGATTTGACCGTTATGTGTATTATCACCTGCTACGCCAAGAGTTGACTTAGCTGCGGCCTCTGAGAGCTTCTTAACCATGACTATGGGTTCCAGTAAATTATTATCGTGAAAGTCCCTTAGCACTTGAATAAGCGAGGGTCAGTTTGGGTTTGCTATATCCGTTAAGTGAGAGGTCTGTGATAGCCCATACAAGAGCATCAAGTCTATCTGGAGAACCTACTCGACCTAAAGGTTCCCATGTTCGCATTTGAGTTTCTAATTCGTTTAGAGATGCACCATCAGGGGGATTAGATACATGCTTAACCAACCCACGCTCGTATAAAGCTGAGATAGGCTCTGCACGGGCATACTTACCACGAGACGCACGTACAGCTTTGTAAGATACTGTTTCATCTTCACCGTGAATTGTTGTCCTAACCATATCACCACCTTGGTTAACCTCAGCTACGATACGATCAGCTTGGTAGTGGTGGTAAAGTTCGATTGCCTTCATTGCCCAACCTTGTGGTGACAACCTGTCAGTATAATCACCAAGGACATAAGCAATACCGTTAATGTCAATACCTGCAACGACAATACCCGTCATGT